ACCGACTGTCCGCGAAGTTATGATTGTTAGAAATGGGTGGGCTCGGAAACGACTACCGCCCGACCGGTCACATTCGCGCACTTAGGATTAGCCCGACTTTCCCACACTCGTTCCCGACGGTGTGTCCCGGGGCTGGCTTTTAGAGCCGAGGGGAGTAGAAATCTTCTATCACTGTCGAAAAGGAAGAACCGACTAGTACAGGTCGAGCTGTGCCAAGCGCGGGAGACAAAGCACCCTACAGGATGCCGTTATTGGATGCTTCATTGCATCACACGGTGTCACGGGGGCTGGTGATTGAAGGTGGCCTGACCTAGGGAGATGCCCGCCAGAGCTGGAATCTGGCACCCTCCCCCTTAGCGTTTAGCGAACATGGCACAACCACAAAATACGAACCCCGATGCTTCGATCGACGTTGTCATGACTGACGCAATTTACGAGGATGTGAGGAGGGAGCGGCAGCGCAGGCATAAGCCGCGTAGTGCTGCGTGCGGTAGGAGTCGGCGATTTAATACTGTGACGTCTAAGTCAGCCGATGGAAGCCGTTTCACGATGCATGTCCGCACTGGACACCGTGATAAATTGTTCTGCAGTTACCCAGGACCAGCGAATGCTCTACAATTCGCACGTGGCTACGCGGAACGCATCGATGCGATGCCTAAGGAGAAGTCGGATGAGGTCCGCGACTTTGTCTTCATGACAGCCGCGTTGATCATTCCCGGCGCACGGAAGGTCGTGACAAAACATGTCACATCCTGGGACTTGAGGCTCCTCTTGCTGATGGCAGGAGTAGAGCCAAATCCCGGACCCTCCGACTCGCAGTATCGCAACGAGGTCACCAGGCTCAAGAAGGCTCTTGCCCTCGCGAGCAGGCGCGCCGAGCGTGCCCGGCGCCGTCGTCAAGACGGGCGGGATGCCAAGACTCGCGCTGAGCTGGCGGCCCAAGGAGTCGAGCCGAATCCTGGCCCCATGTGCCACGATTTGATCGAGCAGGGCAAGCACCCCAACGGCATTTGCAAGGCCAAGTTTTGCAACATGGCGCTGCGTAAAGAGTGTCTTGCCCTAGGTGACCATCTCCCAACCAGCTGTCCCGGTCGTGCAAAGACCGTTCAGATGCCGGATGGTGAGGTGTGGGCCTGCTGCTATGTCTTCCACCAGAGACTCGCAGAAACGAAGGACAAGGACCTTCTCCTGTCGGCTTACTACTTGCCGAAGGAGAAGGGCCCCGCGATGCCCGAACCTAAGATGGTGCGGCCAACTGCAACCGAACGTGGTTCTGAATCAAGGACCTACCCGGAGCAGGATGCGCCGTCGACCAGTTCAGGTTCCATCACGCCGGGCGAGCACGTCGTTCTGACGGCTCCCATTTCCCGTCCTGCATGCCCCGCGCCGTCTCCGACGTTCACGTCCGAGATTGACGCAAAGTCACCTGCGCCATCTCCGGCGCCACCCACACCAGAGTGTGAGGCCGAGCGCTTGCCCATTAAGGGGGCTTGGCTCAGCGGACCACAGTTCGCGCGCGCGCAATTTTGCCGCCACCTTGGGATTTTGACTCTCATTGTGGGTCTGGCATGCGTGTGCGGAATCAGGCTCGCATTGCCCGCTCTGAATGCCCGCCAGAACTTGCCTGTATTGCTGAATGCCACCGCGTCCATGATGGGCGTTGTCGGTGAAGAATCAGCCTCATGGCTACTCCTGGCGAAGCGGAAGGTCGAAGTTACAGCGGAACATCGCATAAACGTGCTGATGGACCGCCTTTATGAACGAGACAGGCTCGCATACTGGAAGCTCCGTAAGTGGCAGCGTCAAGCAGCAAACAAGCTGCGCGGCCACGAGACATGGACCCAGTATCTCACGAGGAAAAATACCACACGGTCCCAAGCTGTCAAAGTAGGCTTGGGGTTGGCCATGCATACCATTAAGGCGTTCTATGAAACCGGAAGAATACTCTGGTACATTGTTACCATGCCTGTTTGGATCTGGTCCTGGCTTTGGGAGCAGTATCACATGATTTGTGCGATTACTAGTGCCTACGATTTGTGGGACGCGCTCTTTGATAGCTACAGTGATGTGGACGTGAGCGCCCTGATTTTGGAAGTGCCCAGCTTTAAGTGGGCACATTTCATGAGTGGGGCGGCCAAGATTGGAGCTGTCATTGACGTATTGGACATGAAGTTGCTGTGGAAGATCCAGCTCATGCTCTACGTGCAGTTGGCGTTGTACATTGCGTTGAGTCCGCTGCTGGCTAGTGTCCATTACCTAGACCTCCAAGCAGCTGAAGACTGTCGCATAAGGACGAACGCGCATGTTAACATGTGCAACCGCCCTGTCCGCGCTCACCACTATGAGTGGTTTGAGTGGTATCGGACCCGCCACCTCTACGTCATCGACCATTGGGTCACAGTTGCTCTTTCGGAATTCGGTTACAGCGCTGATGTGGACATGTTCCTTAAAAATGTTCACCAGAAGTTCTTGCGCATGGCCGAGCTCAATGTTCCGGATGAGGACTACGCCCGATACAAGTCCGACACGATCTGCTACCTTGAAAACTACCTGAGAGGGCGTTTTCAACAAGCTGGGGTGCGCCAGTGGGACGCATCCCAGCAAGTCCGGTGTTAATACCCACGTACGGGGCTTCGACCAAAGTGGCCATGGGATACCGCGTCTCCGAGGTGGATTTGCCTCGAACTAAAGAGCATCGCGGGGCCATTAAGGAAGGAGGTCGAAGCCAGTCCAAAAGGTCGGTGAATTTCGCCAACCTACCCGACGTACCAGACATTCCTTATGTCGCACCGGTGTCACCAGACAGAAACGACCTTGATACGGCCATTGAAGGTGTGAAGAAAAGATATGCGAGAGTGGTGCCTGAGATGAAAGCCAAGCACCACGACGCTATGCGCAAATTCGTCAGAGAATGGTGCCAGAGAAATCTGGTGCCTATTTCAGACGTGATGGGGTTTGATGATTGGCTCGAGAGTACTTCGTACAACGGGCCCCGCAAGGATCAGTTGCGTGAAATCAAAGACAGGTGGGTGCGCGGAGACGTGAATCCGAAGAAATTATCCACTGTCAAGTCCCATATAAAATGCGAATCATACCCACAGTACAAGCACGCTAGGCACATAAATGCGCGCTGTGACTTGGCCAAAGTCGTTTTTGGTCCGATAATAAAAACTCTCGAACGTGAAGTCTATAGCCGACCTGAATTCATAAAACATGTCCCGCTGTTCGAGAGACCTGAGCTGTTGCGCAAGCTCAAGCAAGCAGGTTGTAGCTACGTGGCTTCGGATCACACCGCCTATGAGGCTCATATGAGCTTTTGGGTGATGGAGTTAATTGAGTTCGAAATTGCACGCTGGCTACTGAGGCGTTTTCCGCGATTGGCGGAATTATTTGAGGCGACAGAGTCCGGAATCAACCGCTGCCATTTGAACGCAGTTGACCTCACTGTTCTTATACAGTACATTCGCTGTTCTGGCGATATGTGGACCTCACTCATGAACGGCCTTGTCAACCTGCTGAGCTTTCTTTATGCGTGCGACGCTATCAATACTCGTTTCTGCGGAGGGTTTGTTGAGGGAGACGATGGCATTTTTGCTGTCCAAGGGACCCCACCTACTGCGGAATTCATGGAAGAGCTGGGGTTTGAGGTCAAGTTCGAGACCCATGATGACCCCGCCACCGCGAGTTTTTGTGGCATGATACTGGCAGGTCATTCCATCATCCGAGATCCGTCGAAGTTCTTTCAGACGTTTGGGTGGTCGGATAGATTCATGTCAGGAGGCCGGAAGGTCAAGCGTCAGCTTGCCCTGGCAAAATCATTGTCCGCGTTGTACGAAACGCCAGGGTGCCCCCTGGTTTCACATGCAGCACGTTACGTGTACGAAAACACGAAAGGCGTAGTCCCAAGATTCATTCAAGGCGCCTATAAAACAGTCCCCGCAGATTTCCACCCCCCTGACGTTCAAGTGTCAGATGAGGCGCGTGAGTTATTTGCCCGCCTCTACGGCATCAGCCCCGCTTGTCAAGTATCCGCCGAAGAGCGTATCATGCGGGGCGACTGGTCTGCAGTTACAGAGTGCGTTAGATTTCATCCGCACGTAGCAGACTACGCAGCACGCTATGTAGAGGTGTCGTGATCAACCAACCCGTGCAAGCGAACGTGCCCCTGAATCAAGGGGCTACCCGTAGCACTACGTCCGTTGAGGCGACAGCTGAGGACGCCAGAGAGCAGAAAACTGGTTATAAAAACAAACGGG